TTAACGACACTGATTGCAGTTTGCAACCCTTCTAGCGCCGTGATCGGATCAATCATTTCCGTACAACCTTTTCCCACTGTAGGCAAACAACTTTGCGGTTATAAACATCACCCGTCCACGCCCACCGCACACAGCGGTATTCAGTCTTCCTATCTTGGCTGGCTGCTCCCGGTAGAAACACCAAAAAGAGCATCAATAGCCAACGCATTTATCACACCATACTCCATGCAATCACGTACGTACCATAGATGACGAAGGCCACAATAAGGACTGCGGCAATGAATGCTTCAGCCCAGTCCCACATGATCTTATTCGGAGGCAGCTTGCAATGGTGCTAGGTTTTCAGTTGTCCAGTAGTCTTTAGCCAACATGATCTGCAAATGCTCTTTGTTACGAGAAACAATGCCAGCCCACTCTTCGTCATTTATTCGGGGAGGCTTGCCAGCGTTGAGCAAGTTTACTGAATCCATTGCCGCGCTGTAGTGACGTGCAATTTCTTCTGCGGTTAGAGTTTCAGTAGTCATAATTTACCTTTCAGTTTAAAGATTAGCGGCATCCAAACGTGCCTTGAGTGCATCATTTTGTGCTTTAAGTTCTTTGATTGCGTTAATTGCATACCAAATCAAATTATCTGGATCAACAGACATAACACCTGTTGATTCTTGTTTTACGCAATCAGGCAAAACGGCTTGCAATTCTTGAGCAATCACGCCCAATTGAACACCCGCTTTATCAATTGCACTATGTGTTGGTAATTCTGTAATTTCTTCAGGCAATCGGTATTCAAAGTTACGCACTCGAATAGAAGTGATTGCATCCAAACCTACAGTATTGTCAACAATGTTTTTTTTCAAACGGCGGTCAGATGTGGTTGACCATGTTGAAGAGTTGTTGCCTTGATAAACACCACCACCATCTGGTTGAATAAAGCCTGTGGCGTTGCCTTTACCTACAGCATTTTTTGCGGCCCAAACAAGTTCGTGTTGAGGGTTAGCGCCTGATCCGCCTGTATTTACACCAATGTAAATTGAACAAAATCCCGCAGAAACTGCCGTTCCAAAGTTTCCCGCATCAGGGCCAAGAAAAATACAGTTTGCGGAAGTTGCTGAACTTGTTGCCGCTCTTGCCCCAACATATACGTTTTGATTACCTGTAGTTACAGACTCTCCAGCGGTATAACCAATTGCAGTATTTGCCGCATTAGGCTCAGACGTTCTATTTGAAAGAGCCAATGCTTTCCAGCCGACTGCGGTGTTGTAATTTGCCGTGGTGTTTGCACGAAGCGCGGCATGACCAATTGCTACGTTGTAATTACCAGTGGTGTTATTAGCAAGTGCGGCATATCCAGTAGTGCTATCTTCACTACCTATACCCACGTTGTCTGTGCCAGTAGTGTTACCGCCTAAAGTATTATTACCAACAGCGACGTTAGCCGCGCCTGTTGTGTTGCTTTTTAGTGCGTAAGCACCAACAGCAGTATTCCTACCAGCGGTGGTTACTTGCAAAGCCCGTGCGCCAACGGCAACAGACGCAATACCTGTTGTTAGTGAAGTAAGAGCCGAACCGCCAACTGCTGTGTTATCAGAACCCGATGTAACAGATTGTGCTGTGCCAAGGCCAACAAACACAGAACCGTAACTATCAGGCCCAATGTATGCCCTACCTGCGTAATAGCCAACTGCCGTAAGTCCAGAAGCCGTGGCATTTGTATACCCCGCTTGATAACCAACAGCGGTACTTTGAGATGCTGTGGTGTTTGAGTAAAGTGCTTGATGCCCAACAGCGGTGTTATTTGAACCAGTAGTGTTGTTAACAAGTGCTTGGCGACCAAGCCCAGTGTTTAAACCACCTGTTGTATTTGTCTGTAATGAACCACTACCAAACGCTGAGTTTTCTGCGCCACTTGTGTTACTTTGCAAAGCAAAATAACCAACCGCAGTAACATCAGTTGCTGTATTAGTCCTAAGTGCGTAATACCCAACGGCAGTTATTGCAGCACCTGATGTATTTGAAAATAAAGATTGATATCCAATTGCGGTGTTAGAACTGCCTGTATTGGAGTTACCAGCTTGATAACCTAAAAAGGCTGATGTTGTAGCTGTGGCGGTATTTCCATACACAGTACCCAATGCAGTAGGCGTGGCGGCAGATGCACCACCACCAGAGGCAGCAATCGTAATTGCACCCGCAGCATTGGTAATCGTGACGTTTGTTCCCGCAGTCAATGTTGTACGAGTAAAGCCTGTGCCGTTACCAATATCTAAAGCGCCATTAGCAGGGGTAGATGTAAGGCCAGTACCGCCAGAAGCTACGGGTAACGCAGACCCCAAAGTCAAAGAAGAAAAGTACGAAGCCGCGTCAACAACGTTTGTGCCATTGTTGTAAACCAACGTGGCCTTGCCCGCAGGGACAGATATGCCTGTGCCTGAAGTGTTCTTAATTGTTTTGGCTCCAGTGCCGGTGTTATTGATAAGGTAAAACTTCTCAATCTGGCAACCAGAACCAAGTATCAAATTACGTACAGAACCAATACCCGTAGAGCTTTCTGTTATGTTTAAACGCAGATTTCTAGCCGCTTGGGTTGTTGCAGAGTCTGTTAATGTAATTGTTACATCGGCATCTGATGGGAAATCTACGGTAGCTTGACCCGTAATAGCTTCTCCCAAAACCGCATCACCCAGATTGGCGTTGGTAAGCGTGCCCCATGAACCTGCGTTTGCCCCTGTTTCAAGCAACTCTATTTTAAGTGCTGACCATGTACTTGCCATTTTTAACTCCTAGTTTGTTGAAACATCAGTCCAAGCTGCTGTTTGCGTATTACCGATATTCTGCCAGTTTGCGGTTTGCGTGTCATCTATAACACTCCATCCAAACGCCTGTGAAAATGCGTTAACCGCTCCAGTTGCCGATACGCCCGTTAAGGCTATTGACTTGCTAATTCCTACCGACCCCACTGCGCCTGTTGCAGCTACACCCGTTAAAGCCGGAGAATGCAAAACACCCAGTGTTCCAACCGCACCCGCCGATACCACACCTGTTAAAGCTACGGAGAACGCTGGAACCACCGTCCCAACAAACCCGCTGGCAAAAGTCCCATTCTCAACAATAATGTACGATGGTACGACCGTTCCTACATTACCCGTTGCCGATACACCCGTCAGGGCTATCGCTGTACTACCTACTACCGTTCCTACCGCACCGGTTGCTTGAACACCTGTCAGGGCTATTGCTTTTTCAATACCTACTGACCCTACGGCTCCTGTTGCTTGAACGCCCGTTAAGGCGTTTGCTGTATTAGCTACAACCGTCCCAACCAAACCAGAGGCCAATACACCTGATAGGGCGCTACTGACATTTGCTACAACTGCTCCAACCGCGCCTGTAGTTTCGTTTCCAGTCAGGGCTATGGATTTAATAATCCCAACCGCGCCAACGGCTCCTACACTTGCAACGCCAGTCAAGGCACTTGCCGTACTAGCTACCGCTGTCCCTGCCGCTCCTACACTTGCAACACCCGTTAGGGCTACCGATACATTGGCCTTGACACTTCCAACGGCTCCCGTTGCTTGAACGCCCGTGATGGCAAGTTCACCGCCGCCCCAGACACTACTACCCCATGTACCGTCGCCCCATCCAAGAGACATGACATCAAGTTGTTGACAACCGCAATAGCGCAGTAGTCGTTGTACTTGTTGGCATCGTTAGCGTAAACACCCCGGACGTAATGGTCTGGCTACTGAATGTGTGAACGCTAACCGCTGTGTTGCCCTGTGTGGAGTTGTAAATCAACACCGCATCAAAAGCAGCAAAGGTTACAGGTGTTGCACTAGCCCCGTAAACAATACTTGCCGAAGGAGTCCAATAAGCCACCCCTGCGGTAGCTGAAGCGTTTGTAGCTACAGGCACATTAGCGTTGGTAATTACCTCACCACCAGCCGAATAGTTGGCTGACGATACTTCGTTGCTTGCACTGTATGCAGTAGTTGAGGCATTTATTGTTGCCCCGACAAGATACAAAGCTGCTTTAAACGTGTCTACAGTTGGGGCAGTCAAACTACCCCTGCTGGTCAGCGTGATAGTGCCAAATTGATGACCGCCGTTTAGTAACTCTCCCATGAAGGAGGTGCACATTGATTGTGTATTTGCCATGATTTATCCTAGTGATGCTGCTTCAAGACCCGCTAACATGGATTTTTTCAAAGCCACATGAGCAGAACGATGTACTAATTCGCCGTCCAACCAATACTCCACCCATGTGGTAGTTTCGTTATCATTATCTATGGTTCCTTCACGCTTTTCAAGCAATGATTCGTCCATGTCACCTTTGGTCGTGGTAATCAATTTGAACTCCTAATAAGAGCCGCCGTAGCGGTGTTTGCGGGCATGGTGATTGTAAATGTAACGGCAGATGTTTTGTCAGACCCAAAGTCCAAAACAGCTATGGATTTGTTACCTTGGGTAGAGTTGTAAATCAACGCACATCTTGCGGTAATTGCCCCAGTCCATGAGATGTTTGGGAAGCCTACGAAAGCTGTGTACCCAGAAGACGATACTGTGATGGGTGTTAACTGTGCCCCACCAGCAGAGTAAGTGCCTGTATTAGCTACTTCGTTGGTCGCGCTGTATACCGTCGTGTCTTCATTCAAATCCGCGCTGGCTGTGTACAAAGCAATCTTGATAACGTCCGTAGTCAAGTCATGAATACCTTGGTACAACTGCGCCTTAAAGCTGGTGGTCTGGGTCTGGATAATCGACATATCAAGTTACCTTCTGACGGAACTGACCAGAACGGTAAGCGTCTTGACGCTCCATACCATCACCCAAACGTTTAGCCAATGCCAGTGCTTCCATGAACTTCTGGTTGTATAGCGCCATCATGTCGGCCTCACCCTTCATGTAGGTGTAAGCCTCAACCAAAGATGCATACAAAAGCACGGGGTCAAAGTTATCACCTAGCCAAGACGTACCGCCTGAGTTAGTTACAGCAGCAACAGGAACGGAAAAACCAGAACCTGTCCCACCAATATTGGCTGCGGCAGCAGATAGCGTATCTGCAACACTGTACTGCGCACCGCCGTCTGTAATAGTTACGGCTGTTACTGCGCCGCCAGCTACGGTAATTGTTGCCAACGCACCACTTCCAGAACCGCCCGTTAAAGGCACATCAAAGTACGTACCGGCTGTGTATGCGCTACCACCCGTAATAGTTCCTACTGCAGCCACAGGGCTTTGAACAATTGAAGGTGGGTAGAAGAAATAGTGCAGTTCCGCCCCGTATGCGGCATCTGGCGTTGGGCCAAGAATAAAAGTTAGCTCAGCCGGATTGTCTGAACGTGGGCCAAACAAAGCATAGTACCTAGGAAGCCCTGTGTCTGTGGGCTGTGGGTATGCTTGCCGGATAAAGTTAACGTCTTTGTTTAACAAGTACTCGTACTCACCACTGGCGCTAATAATGGCCAACGAATACACCGCTAAGAAATCCGTGGGGCACTGCAAGTACTTATTGTTCGTTGTGGTTGTGCCTGTCACATTACTGCGCAAAGACGGAAACTGTACCGAGTTGAATATACGCTCTTCAGCTTGCTGAACGAACACGGGGATATTAGCCACGAAATCTGCTTCCGTGTTCTCCGTGTACGCTTGGATAGCGTTGCTGAGTTGCGTGTAATTCATGCCATCGGGCCTCTAGCAATCGTGCCTTTGGTTGCCGCGCCGTTACCACGAGTGACGATACCGGATGTCTTAGTGGTTTCGTTACCAGCAGCCTTGCTGATGTTGCCAATAGACATGTTGATAGTATCGGCTTTACTGCGGTTTGGGGGACTGCCGGGATTTGTAGACGCAACAACAGGCGCACCACTCATGGTGTGGGGCTTGGCGTACGCAGAAGCGGATAGATTATTTATCTTGGCCATATTATTTCCCCTGATTCTTAACTTTGGCCATACCGCGACCATACTGCATCATCATCTCATTGGTCTTACCACCCTTGGCAAGTTTTGTAGGCGTTTTGCCACCGGC